GTTGTCGGTGTAGCATCTGACCGTCCACGGAATACAAGGTCGCCCTGTTTACCAATAAACAGTTGTCCCTGCTCTGTTGTCTCCACAAGCTGTAGATATTCGAGCGCGTTCTCACCAGCAAAGTTAGATCCAAGAACCACACTGTCGCCGGTGTCAATGTCCCGCTTATCGGCTGGCCAATCCACTGTGAACTGGTCAAGAACATTAGTCACCCGTTCACCCGTGGTCTGCTCGATAGCCGTACCTGACGAGAGCACAGCTTGGCGAGCTAGCTTAGTCATATCATCGGTAGCCTCAACCTCGGCATAAGATACGCCACCTGGGTCATATGCATAGTTCCAGTCATCCACGACACCTACGAACTGTGCTGTCCCGTTATAGCTCATTCGGATTGGTACACGAGGAACCGGGTCGAGAGCAGTACCAGCAAACGGGTCAAAGTATCGAGTCTGGTTATTAAGCTGAACAGTTAGCGCACCCGACGAGAAACGGTCTAGATCACGGTTCTTGCCACGAATCATATTGACCTCGCGCACAAAGTCAGTCACATCCACAAAGCCAAGCCCGCCTAGCGGATATTCGGTGTTGTCGAGCACACCCGCTACTGGGTCGTCTAGAACAAATCCACGGACTCGTCCTATCTCAACTGTGACCGTCATTACGCACTCACAAAGACAGGGCCAGAGTGTCTCTCATATTTTTTGATGGCGCGAACAATCTCCTCACCTACCTGCGCTCCGTTAGTACCCAAGCCTGCATTGACGGTGACGTTGATTGTAGTACCCCCACGGGCACGGTCAAGCGGAATAATCGCCTCTGGTCCAGCCTCACCGATTAATCCGATAGTTGGCCTATTGACAATCCCGCCGTTAGCAAACTCTGGGATGCCAAGAGATCTAAAGCCTGATGCTGCGGGTAATCCACGGGAACGGAACCCAGCCTCAAAGAACCCGCTATCGCCGGCAATAAGGCTTTGCACACCTGCAAGTGCCTCCTGCCTACGCTGTATCGAAGCAAGCTGGCCCCGTTGGAACCCGCCAACATTCCCGCCAATACCAGCTACGTCTACCTCGGGGAACGTCATTCTGTCAAACTTGCCGGGCACCTCGACCCTTGTAAACGTGACGGGCTTAAGCTCTCGCACATTCTCAAACAATGCGCCAGCCCTGCCAGGCAGTTCCTTGCCAGCCTGAATCAAACTATTTACGACATTAATAACGGAGTTCGCTAGCTGTTCAAAGCCTCCAATGATTGCGTTAATCCGTGTTGTCAAGAACGTCTGTAGCGCAGTGATCACATCACCCATTCCCTGCGCAAAGGTTTGAGTCGCCTCTAAGGTCGGAAGCAAACCCATATCTTGCAGAATGCCTAACGCGCCCGGAAGTGTCTGAGCCACAAAGTCAGCAAAGACTTGTAAGACCGGCAGGACAAGTGTTTCGAGAATAGTCACGAACAGAGGCAGGATTGCCTCAACGATTGGTAGGAACGTCTCGATAAACAACAGAACAATAGGCGAGAGTGCTTCCCACAGAGTCAAGAAGATTGGCAACAGTTGTTCGATTAACGGTGTCAGCTGTTCGATAATCGTTACCAAAGCTGGCCCAAGCATTGCCATTAGTTCCTCAATAAAGACGACAAGCGGTGGAATTAGAGCCTCAAGGATTGGCACGATTGCATCGAGTAGAGCGTTAAACACGGGTAGCGCAGCGTTTACTAGATCCACAAAGATTGCAGCGATTTGACCGATAAGCGGTAGCACAGGCGAGAGCGAACTGAGCAGGTCTGGCAAGATGCCGACTAGATCTAACAGCGGTTCCTCAAGATGCGCAAATGTTTCCTCAAGAATCGGAGCAAGCATTTCGATACTTGGCATTAACGAGTCAAGCAGTTTGCTTCCAATATCCAGGAGCACGTCACCGACAGGCAGGAGCGATGAGCGGGCAGTTTCCATCGCCCGGTCAAACTTAAACGCCACCGTTTCCGAGGTAATACCAAAGGCTTCGTCTAACGCGCCAACGTCATCGGTCATATTGGCAAAGATTTGCCGTGTACCTTCGACGTTCGGCCCCATAAGGTCGAGCACACCAGTCAATGCACGGACGTTACCGAACACTTGAGCGGTTGCTTCGATATTGCCGTCAAATGCCGTTGTGAGCGTCTCTAAGGTTGGGAGCAGACCCTCAGTACCCATCTGCTCTCGTAAGCCTTCAGCAGACAGCCCAAGCCCAGCTAGAGTGTCCTCCGCCTCTTTAGTCGGCTTGATAATCGAGTTCATTATGCCTCGAAGCTGGGTGGATGCTTGTGACGCATCTGTACCAGTACGAGACATCGCCGCCATCGCGGCACCTACCTCGTCAAAGCCAACCCCCATAGCCGAAGCAATAGGCAGAACAGAACCCATGGACTGGGCTAACTCGGCGGGCTCAAGCTTACCTTCACGCACCGCCTCAGTCAGAGTATCCACGGCTTGAGTACCGTTTAGATTCGCTGCACCGTAAGCGTTCACAGCTGACGTTGCTAGATCAGCAATCGTCTTAGTGTCACCTAACCCAATCGCGGCACCCTTGAGCGATGCCTCAAGAACGTTAGTTGCATCTGCTCCACGGAGACCAGCCGAAGTAATAAAGAACAGGGCATCTGCGGCTTCGTTAGCTGACTTGCCAAACTGTGGTCCAAGCGTCCGGGCTGCATCCTCAAGTTCACCGATAGCCTCCGCCGAAACACCCACCAAACCCTGGATCTTCGCAAAGCTTGTCTCGAACTCGGAGGACATCCGAACCGCGGCAGTTCCGATAGCACCAATCGCAGCGACAGACGCTGCACCAATGCCACCGATAGCCCGCCCGAACTTGCCGAAGCTTGACTGTGCCTTGCCAAGTGCCTTCGTGTTCGTAAGGTACTTGATTGGGATTGTGATTTGTGAAACGCTACGAGCCACGGCGCAACCTTACATTTACTTGACGGGCAAGACCGTTTAGCTCACGCTGAACAGTATCGTGTAGTTGAGGACGAAACTTGAGGAACGAGCGGAACGCATAACGTCCACCCTTGCCTTTGACCAGGGCATTGCGCTTGTCAAGCACACGGATCATCCGTTTACCATCATTTGTGAACCCAGAGCTTCGTGAACCAGCACGCTCGGTAATCGCAAACATTCGGCTATATCCACCGCTACCCTTGGCGGTAATCTGCGCAACAGGCTTGCCTGGACCAGCCGATAGACGGAGTGACGGTTTCACAGCAGGATAACGCCAACTATTACGCTTGCTTCCGCCTCCCATACCGCTCATCGGCGGGTTGTCTACAAAGCTACGAATATCGCCTTGCATCCGTGACGTTACATTGCCAATAGATTTTTTGATTCCGCTCTTAGTCTCTTTCTGTACCTGCCGGTCAAGAGCGCGGAACTCATCCTTAAGACGTTTGAAGTCAGGGTAATCAATGCGCTGTTCTAACACACCCGGCTCCAATCGTCAGTACCATTCTACCGCCGACGATTAGCCCGCTTCGCGTGTCCTTCCATTACCTTCTGTAATGTGAACAACATTCTCGGTGACAAATCGAGCAACTCGTTTGGTGAGATCTTCAGCTCATAGGCCATATTCGCTATTAGCCAGTGAGCGGACTGGTCACCGAGCGGAACTATTTTTTTGGTTCGACAGCCTCGACGGACTCCACAGACTCAACCCATTTGTCAAAGTCATCCTTAGTGTGACCACCCCGTTTCTCGGAGTGCCACGCAAGGAACAACAAGTGTGTTAGTCGGATCTCTTTCTGTAGAGTTGCCATCGAGATGTCAAAGCGTTCCTCGAATGCAACGATATCTGCCGCTTTCGCTTCGATATCCTTAGCGGATTCGTCGGTGTAGGTCAGGCGTAGGTTAATAATCATTTGTTTAAGCGGTTCCTCTTGTTACGGTTCCATCAACTGGCCAGGTAACAGACATCGTAGCAAGGTCGCCCACCGAAGAAGCGTAGGGCTGGGTCTGTGTGACCAAGCAGTTCATCGTGTAGGACGGGTTCGTTGCCGAGACGGTTCCCGAAGTTGGCTTAATGATAACCTCGACGGTTCCGCCCAGGTTGTCAAACAGAGTCTCGTCTACCGACCCAGAACCAAAGTCCTGGTGAAAGTCGAGCGTAACCGAAGCATCCTTGAGTCCGCCGATACGAGTGCGGAACTCGTTACCGAAAGCGGTTGTCTCTTGCTCGTCTACGGTGATGTCGAGTGTGACCGAGGCAAGGCTTGTGCTGAAGTCCGTGCCTGCAATCGAAATGTCATAGTCAGTTGCGACAAACTTTGCCACGTTATTGCTCCCTAATCTGCGTATACGTCTACCGAAAACTCGGCTGCCAAATACATTGACTCATCCAATGATATCGTACCAATGTTGCCCATTTCGGTGACACGGACATCAAACGCCGCGCCACTTAAAGTTTTGTCAGATTCGATAGCCAGCTTGACACTATCGTCCCCGTTAGAACAGTACCCGTCTAACCGAATCTGTGCCCAACGGTCAGATGCCCGTGAAGCAATCAAGGTGACAAGGAACCGGTAGATTGTCAGCCCTTGTTGAAACGCCTGGTCAAACTCGACAGTGCTGAGGCTGATAACGGCTTGTGGCGGATTTACTTGGTCAGGGATCTCCTCGCTGACACGCAGACCCGAGATAGTTTGCAGGTTAGTCGAGAGACCGTCCCGCATTGCCTGGATTGTCACGCCATCCTCACTTTGCGGAATGGTGACACTAACGCTTCCACGTCCGGGTCAAACTTGCTTACCCGCATTGCTCCTAGATCTCCAAAGCCCGCCACCCCGAGCGGGGAATCGTAGCGTTTAAACTGGCGCATTGACAGCAGGATTGTTGCCTGTCGGATAGCAGTAGGAACAGAAGCAAACCCGAATGTTCCAGTTACCCGCACAGTAGCCTCGTAGGCATCTGGATGTCTCGGCGCCCAGACCGGGAATAGGTAAGACCCGATTGCTCGGATGCGCGTGAACGGCGTGCTAATGCCTCCTGCTTGCCCATTAAGTGGCTCTAGCTGGTAATCCCCGGACTGCCAGGTCACGTTAAAGCTCTCGCCGTCTGAGGACGTTTCTAACGTGTCTAAAGATTGTAGGTCGTCTATCTCTACTAGAAAGTCGTCGAAGGGCAGATACAAGCGTGTAGCCGTTCCCACGCTATAGAACACTCGTTCACAGTAACCGTCAATCTCACGAGACGCAGATTCGATTGCAAGCTCGATTAAAGTGTCGTCAATATTGTCCTCGATACGAAGTGCTGATTTAACATCGTCGAGAGTCGCGTAACCGTTAGTGATAGCCATTGCTCTAGTTTACCGCAGCCACTCGTTACGACGACGGCGAGTTAGGTCGAAACTACCAGCCGAAAAGTCACCCTCGGCTTGCTTCCGTTTAAAGTATTGCTGATTGTCTGTGAACGTCCGGCTATTACTACTCTGAAACATCTGGTTTGCACGGAGCGTCGAACTATTATCGTGATGCACACCTAGCGGGAGCGTCTTAATCTCAAAGCCGTAATGTTCGACTCGACGCTTATAGTCATTGTCCTCAAAGTATGCCGGATAGAATGACTCGTCAAATAATCCCACCTGCCTGACAACCTCCTCGCCTACAGCAAAGACCTGGAAGAACGGAGGCTTGTCACATAGAGTCAGCTTATCGGTGTCAGCATCCGCTAGTTGCTCTAGATCTCCCGGCGTAAACATAATATCGTTCGAGCCGATATACCATCTGTCGTGGTGTGGGAGCACCTTAATGCCCAGGTTCCAGGAACCCGCTACGCCTAGATTGCCAGGGAGCGGAATGTAATGCACGTTCTGAACAAGTTTTGGGAACCGTAGCTCTGTAAGATTATCGCCGTTGTCAATCAGAACCAGATGCGCAATCTTAAGATCTATTGTGTCGAGCATCCTCTGTAACAGGTCATATCTATTTAGGACAGGCACAATCAGATTTGGCAACACATCCGATATTCTAATGGTATGGCTCACTCTGCTCAGCGCGATTATTTCCTGCGTGTCCGAGAATGGTTCCCGGATGCTTTCCGGCAGGCAAACGTGTTAGAGATTGGTTCGCTTAATATCAACGGCACAATCCGAGATCTATTCTCTGAGTGTTCATATTTAGGTGTGGATGTGGGCGAGGGCAAAGACGTAGATCTAGTTGCCCACGGTGAGCATTTAGATTTTGCTGACAATAGTTTCGATGTCACCGTTAGCGCAGAATGTTTCGAGCACAACCCTGCCTGGGCAGAAACGTTCTTTAATATGTGGCGAATGTCACGCCGATATGTCTTTGTGACTTGCGCAAGTACAGGTAGAGCAGAGCACGGAACGTCTCGTAGCCATCCAGGTTCGTCACCGCTTACCGTCGAATGGGATTACTACCGGAACCTAACAGCACAGGATTTCGAGGACGAGTTTGACCTATACGACTTGTTCGAGGAATATCAGTTCGACTACAACCCAAACAGTTGCGACCTGTATTTTTGGGGCATTAAGCGAAGTGCTTTCTTAGCGTAGGCATCCAGTAATCCCGCCACACTAGCTCTACATCGAACTGTTTAGCAAACTCGACACTTACCGAGTCAGCTTTGTTACCATCCCACTTGTTATACGCATCAACCAGAGCCGAGTAGATATGTGTTATGGACGGAATCTGAAAGTATGCGCTCTGTGCCATATTCCACCAGAGCTGACCGTCCACCAGATAAGACGATTCTCCGGCTAGATCCTGACTGGCAGTAGCGTTAGACGTAATGACCTTTGTACCACAGGCTTGAGCCTCAATAACCGGCACACCAAAGCCTTCGCCATATGTAGCTGCCAAGAGAATATCGCTTGCGCTGTAGATATCAGCCATTGTTTTCTGTGGCAGACCAATCATTAACTCGTCACCGTTAGCAGTTAGCACATCATCGGTGGTTAAGCCCAGGCTCTCGAATAGTTTGCCTAGATCTACCCCGCCAAGAATAGGACGAGACTCGGTGTGCATATATAGCTTGCTGTTCGGATATTCCTTATGGAACGAAGCAAATGCTAGAACGTTCTCGGCTATTGCTTTCCGGTGAAACATCCCATTCGCTTTGTTAGCAACCACCATAGACACAAGGAACGTTTCATCGTCTACGCTGAGCTGTGTGCGGATTTTCTTACTAGCCGAAGCCGAGGATGGTTTAAACACCGAAGTGTTAATCGCGTGGGGAACATAGTCAGCCTCGATACCCCGAGCATCTAGTAGTCGTTTCCCGTGCGGAGCCATAGCAATCGGATGCACATTGTCTTTCTCAAGGACAGCTCTCACAGCACCGGGAATGTTTACGTGGTCAATCGGAACCCAGGCAAGGATTGGACCATCGAACTGCAACTGTGCCAACACCCAAACGTCATACAAAGTTAATAGCGCGTGCGGTAGATCTTCTTTGCCTAACCGATGCTGTCCATGCCATAGGTTAATCGTGTCCACGGAATGTGGCGCAAAGCTCTTGGGATAATGCTTCGCTTTGCCGTGGCCTGTCTTATAGTCACGGATCACACCTTCGTTGCCGTAGTTAGACAAGATAGCTGTGTCAAGCCCGTGACGGATTAGACGGTCTACCAGTAGACGAGATTGCTCACCATATCCGGTAGGCATACCTGGGCTGTTCGAGAATACAGAGATCAATCCGTTTAGTTTTTCGTAGGTAGGCATATGCTCATTCTAGTCGTGGAACTGTCCGGAATCGAACCGGAGTCCTTACTGTGTCCGCAAGCGGTGATCACAGTAAGTCGAACCCTCGCAGTCCCTCTGTAATAGTTTAAAAAAAATGTTGTTATGGAGTAGACAAACCCGTGGCTATCTAGTAGCCTAGAGATACCAACGAAGGAGGAACCCTAAATGCAGAAGTTCTGGCAAGTCAGCAACACCGAGCCAACTGAACTTGAGGCAATCTCAATGCGGCGCACCGGACTACAGTCCATGCGTATTAGAGAATCGGATCCGCAGGTTCGCGAGGAGATCACGCGAGAGATCCAAGACCTTGAGGACAAGGCTCGGGCAATGGGAGCAAAGTACATCGGAACCAAACGCCTCTAGAGCGAAAAAGAACAACCCCCCGGCAACCTACGAACCGGGGGGTTGATTCTTGTTAGCGACTAGCTCGCGTGAACGATAGCCTTAACGTGCGAGGCGTGAGTCAGCTTGCCATCCATCCGGTAGGTGAACCGGTAGGCAGTGACATCATTCTCGAAGTAGGCATCGGCGGAGGTAGCAACCTCAAGCCCAGTCGTAACGATCTTGTAGGACGGCAGGTGACCGAACACCACAGACCGCTCACCCGCGCCGATGTCAGCCATCGCCGGGTTTTCGAGGATGGGGAACCCGAGGATTGTATCGGGGCCACCTACCTGCGGGTTGTAGATGTACTGGTTGTTGTCATCCTTCAGCTTACGGATCACACCGAGAGTCGTGGTGTTGCACATAAATGCAACGCCAGGCAGACGGCGAGCCGCTCCGTTGAGCGAGTAAGCCAGGTCAATCAGGTTGTCAGCAGTCAGCTCGGTGGTTCCAGCCTCAAGAGCGGAACCGGCAGCGGTGACGACACCTTCAGTCTCAGTGGTACCAGTACCAACCGAGGCGAGGTCGTTCACGCGGAAGCCGATAGCGTTACCAGCCTGCTCAGCGATGACTGATTCGATGTCGAATCCAGCATCCATAATCAGCTCGTTAGCAAGCTTGACGATGAACGCCTGCTTGGTCGGCTGAAGCAGAACGCTGTCGAAGGTCGGCTCAGATTCGCTAATCGCAGATCCGGCAGAAGTCTCCGTAGCAGTCGAGTACGCCGTGTAGATCGGGATGCGGAAGTCGTTACCCGAAGAACGGTTAATGACATCTGCAACGTCGAGCATTGGACCGACGAGACGGGCAACGCCGTACACCTGGTCGAGGAAGTCAACCGGGACGGTGTTTACCGAGGGAACGAGGGTTGCTCGCTTCTCGTGGTTGAACGTGTAGCTCCGCATTTCGCCGTTAGCCATTGCGCGGAAGATCTCACCCGACTCGGGCTTGTCCTCAGCGGGCACAAAGCCACGGGCTGCCGCTTCAGCCTCAGCGCGACGCTCCTCGCTACGCTGGGCAACCGAGATAGCTTCGTCGGCACGGGCAATGTCAGCCTCAATGCGGTTGATTTTTTCGAGTTCCTCAGCACCCAGTCCGCGACCTTCAGCCTCGGCACTGTCAATGGTTTCACGGATCTGAGTGATCAGGTTTCCGCGAAGTTCCTGCTGAGTCTTAACAAAGTCAGACACAGTTTCTCCTTGTGTTAGTAGTTAGATCTCCGTGGCGGTTCCGCTCAACGGCTACGGTCAGCAGTGGCTCCACTTTACTGACGTTTCTATGTTACCGAAAAAAAAGTTGCAATATGAGCTAGACAAATAGGAGGCTATCTAGTAGCCTAGAGATATTACAGGGGAACTACCCCAAAGGAACGGAGTCAGGCAAATGTACAAGGTAATCATTACAAAGTTCGGACGGACACACGAGAGCATCTGCGTAGATCTTACAGACGCAAACTTTACTATCCTCGAACAGCACGCTAAGGCGCGAGACCTCGGGATGGTCCAGGGTATAGACTACGAGGTCGAGCTTATAGATCTTGCAGAGGCAAGCTAGTGGCTACCATCACCGAGGACAGGATATTTGCCCTCAAGAGATTTCTAGCTCGGTGCGAGGACACCCTAGACAACTCGGTATCTATCCACCACGAGCAAAGACTACAAGAGACCATCACCCAGATTCGACAAGAACTAGATAATCTAGAGCGGGAGGCATAATGCAGACATTCTTACCAGATTCCAGCTGGAT